CTATAAGGAAGCATTTCTTTTCACGGTTCCCTGGATGTCCGATGAATGCTGGGTTACCTCGTCTAACAATTCCGAACCAACCCCATTGTAGTCCTCCGAATTGATAAGATACGGTATCGTTAACTCTTCGGACTTGCATATAAGAATTACCTAATTTAGACAGTACGTTTAGTTTTTTCCAACCTGTATCACCGTCTAACACAAACCAACCTTGGTTACCTGACGCTGTACGTTTAATCCATTTCAAAGCTCCGTTAGTTTTCTTAGTGTCAACGTATGTCTGTCCGATAGTACCATCGACTTTACCGTTTGGCATTCCCTCACCGATTAGTTCGCTAGATNTACCATCGACTTTACCGTTTGGCATACCTTCGCCAATTAACTCACTAGATGAAGTTGGTGCATTTTGACTAGAAGCTGGTAAATTAACACTTCCGCCACCATCAGATAAGATGAGTGTATTCCCTGATAAAGTCAATTTTTGAGGAATACCCACACCATCACGGCCATTCTCTCCACGAGGGCCAACGGGTCCAGTTAATCCTTGCGGACCAGCAGGGCCTTGCTCACCACGTTCTCCACGCTGACCTGCTTCTCCTTTAGGACCAGGCTCTCCATCTCTTCCTTTTTCTCCTGGCATTCCTGGAACACCTTGGCTGCCTTGTAACCCTTGCGGCCCTTGCTCTCCACGTTCACCACGAGGACCTACATCCCCTTTTGTTCCTGGAATACCCTGGATGCCTTGAGGGCCTGGCTCGCCTCTGTCTCCTTTAGGGCCTGGAGTAAGTGTAATGTGTTTAAGCTCTTCTTTTGTCGCAAAAACGCTAGTATCGATTTTTGGAGAAGTCTCAAGTGCTTGAATTCGTTGCAAAATTGCTGAATCGTCATATCTCGCACCTTCTACATGGATATTGCTTAATGCTTCCTGTAATTCAGCTTTAGTTACAATTTCAGTGATTGCAACAATTCGCTTGCTGTCTTTTTCAATAACTGGCAAATCCTTGTGCTTATCAATTTCAGAGACTCTGACACCAAAAGAGAATTTGAATACATCAGCAGATTGTACAACTTTCTCAATGTATACATATCCCGTGACTGTTTCATCAACAGTAATCAATGATGTATCGAACGGCACTTCTACTTTATTTCCAGTAACATTGCCCACAACTTCTAAAAATCTATTTGAATGTTGAAAATGGAACAGCACAATTACTTTGTTTACATCCGTTCTGTCAAGAGTTAACTCGATTAAAGCACTATTTGTATCGTGCGAATAAAATTCATCTTGTATACTCTCTATATTTTTTCGGACTTTAGTGTCTAAACTAACATTCCTTTTGATTGTTTTCATAAATCCTCCAATTTAAAAGGCAGCCACGATGGTAGCTGCCTAATGTTTCTATTGATTGTTTGGTCGTTCGTATGTCATAGCTCGTGTGCTGTCACTTACTCCGCTTGTCGTTGGATCGTTGATGATTCCAACGATAACAAATACTGCAAATAGTGCATTGATGAACACCAGCAGCTTATCAGTAGTATCTCCAAGCTCTAGACGAATGTTGAATACTGCTAAGAATGTTTGAAGCAGCAACGCTAGAGCAGGAACTAATGTAATCCAAAATGTCTTGTTTAAAATGCGTACTTTCCAGTTAATCATCATATTTTTCTACCTCTTCCACGATTAATTTTTTAATTTTGTTTTCTTGATTTTTTCTCATTTGATTAATGTACGGCTTCATTGCTTCTGGAAATGGCAATCCAAGCGCTTCCCAGTTTTCCATTAATGAGCCGATGTAGCTAATAATAAAAAATAAACAGGCTGTAATGCCGATTTCTCGATGGCCTAGAGCGCGTGCATATAGCGCAATAACCATCACGACAGCTACAACTAAGAAATGCCGCAGCAAGCCGTTAGTGCTTGTTTTGCTATCAAATTTCTTTAGTTTGAAGGCTTTGATATATCCAGACACGATGTCAAAAAATACTAACCAAAGCAAAATTTGAATGTAAGGACTTTTAAACAACGATTGAAGGTGATCGTTTAAAAATCCTAGTTCGATATCGTGAGGCATTATAGTTCCATAACCTCTACGACAGTTTTGTATTTTTTAATCTCTTCACGCTTATTTGCATTGTCTTGCTCTAAGCGTAAAATTTCATCGTTTAGACTTTGAGCTTTTTGCTCTAGTTGAGCTTTTTCTTCTGAAAGTCGATTAATCTCATCTTGTTTAGATTTTACTTTTGTTTCCAACGATGTGATTTTATTTTTGATTGTCTCTAGTTCCATAATCTTGTCTCCTTAATTTGTAATTGTGATTCCGTCTAAGCAAAGCCAATCGCTATTTACATCTCTTACTACTACTATAGTTCCAGATTCGTAAACATTTAATGTGCATAGTTTGTAATCTTTTGTCATTCCTCTTATGAACATTGGTTTTTCAGGCTTCACAGGAAAAGTAATTTTCAATGCATGTCTCCAAGGAGTAACATCTCCACCTTTGCAGCTCCCTCTTAATTCGATTGAACCAGTATTAGTGACTTTATACTGAACAGGTGGATAATCAGTTCCATAATCTTGCCAACCGTTTAAATACGTTGCATTTTTCCATACATTTGTCCATTCTGACCATTTTCCATTTTCCAATATTCTTGTGTGTAGGTTAGTTGAATTAAATGGTGTATATTGTTGAATGCAATAGTTAGAATCTGTGCTGTGAGTTATAACATTGATATAACCATAATTGTTAGTTCCTGCTGGATTGTGCTGCACACCAAAAGCATGATAACCTCCAGCCGTCTTCAAATTGTTTAAATCACCATTATACTTTAATGATTTTCCGTCTATTGATGTCAGAGCGAATTCCTGTACTGGTTTACCTCGCGACATAAGGCCATCTTCGACATTTAAGCTGCTGTGGAATGCAACTGGAAGGAATGACTCAAAGTGATTTTCTAGTTCTGGGAATCCTCCGACTGCTGCTCTATTGTCTCCCCATGCCCACAATACTCTTGAAGAGCGTACTACAAGCACAGAGTCTACTAAGTCACTCAACTTATCTTGTATTACTAATCGGACATTATATGCTTTTGAAAGCTCATAGAACGCTCCACAATCAATTTGACGGTTAATCCGTTCTGTACTCTCATTCGTGAGATTAACTGCATCAATCCATCTATTAGCCTTCTTAGCTGAGTACTGAATTTTAAGAGTGTAAGGATTACGATTAATCCCATCAATAACTAATGGACTTACATTTGCAGCAACTGTGGCAATGATAGTCTTATTAGTTCCGTTACCTGTTCGGTTAGCTAAGAATCCAATAATTTTAGGCGCGTAATAATCCCATACTTTGATAGTCTTTGATTTAGTGGCTGATCTGCCGCGTGAGTCAGTAACCTTTGCAGTAACTTCTAAATTCCCAGCTTTATTTGCTGGAAAGTCTCCTGTTGCTGCTCTAACCACTAAACTATCTACTGTTAACTCAGTCGATACGATAGTTGAGCCATGAGAGCCTGCTGCATTATTTGCTTCAACTCTCATGACAGATTTATCTTTTACAAAATTGCCAACAGGAATGAATTCTGCTAATTGTGCCGTTCTTTCAGTGATTGTTACATCTTCAAGTGTCGGAACGATAGAAGCAGGAACCTTAATCGGAACCCCTCGCTTATATACATCATTTCCAATCTTGTCATCGCCTCTGAATGTACGTACACACACATCTAGCAGTCCAGTATCGCTGTTAGTGATACGTGCTGCATAATCTATTGGAACTGTGAGCTGAACGCTTGTATCGTGTCCAGTTCCTAAATCAATCCAGCCACTGTCATTCACTTGCCACCACACTTGATGTCTGAATTCGTTGACTTTTTTATCAATCTTGATAGTAACTGGCTGCCCTAATTCAGTTGCTGTAACTGAATTAATGGCACTAGATCGTGGAATATTTGTTAATCCAAGTGTTCCACTGAACCAATTAATATTTCCTTGATCGGCTACATTTAAAATTCTTGCCCAGAATGTGATTGTTTTGCTTCCATCTTCATTGTGAGGAATTCTAATAGTTCCACTTCCGAGCAGCACCCTGTTTGTATTTCTTAAATCGAAGCTTACATACTTATTAACTACTGTTTGCCCGTTAATCGTAGCTTCTGCCCATGTCTCATTGTTTAAGTCATAAACCCATGTACTGCCTCGTTCCAGCCACAAGTGATACTGAACTGGAGAGTCGTTATTTTCGATGCTGTAACCAGTCTCAACAACTTCCATAGCAAGTCTTGCATATCCGCTACTTGTATATTTTTCAATTCTAGCCATTTACAGCACCTCCTACATAAGAAATAACAGTAAATTCATTGTCATATCTTTCAAAAATATGATTGGCAATAGTAACGGAATTCCAGAATGTGGCACTAACAATATTCATTTGTTGTCCAGACACGTACGCAACTACGCGACCAGAATCGATAAATTCCATGCGCTCGTTTGTGTATCGGGTTTGCAATTTATTTCCGTTCTTTCCGATAAGCATTCCATCTTCATCAACATTAAAATATGTTGAGAGGGCATTAAGAAGAATGCTTGACTGCTCGATGTTAAGCTCTACTGCTCTTGTTCTCTGCCCTAGTCCTCGAATCTCTTCTGCAGTCTCTTGAATTCTCTTATACGACTCTTCAAGATTGCTAAACTTACCAGTTAAATCTCTGAGTGTGTCTTCTGTGACTTGTGATTTATTGATGATTTCCATCACTTGTGCAAATTGGTCAGCATGCTCTCTGTTACGCTCCTCAAATTCTTTTTGAAGTCGTTCAAGCTCTTTGTTGTCCTTGTTCAGAACTGGCTTCCATTCGCCATTTGTGAAAATCTTTGGAACATCTTTTCCTGGAGTGCTCGTATCAGTCCATAAATCTCCAGCGCTAGGATTGGCTGGTGGTGTTGGGCCTATAGATTTATTTACAATAAAATCTTTAATCACAATCGAGCTGCTCGCAGCAACTTGATTCCCTTCAATGGCTTCGCATACAAAAGTAGCTTCTCTATCAACATCACTGACAGTAATTGATAATTCATTGCTGCCATTTGTATGCTGCTCATTCCATGCTGCATCGTCTGTACCATACTTGCTCACGCGTTTCCATCTATATGAAAAACGGTTGTTCATCGGAATGTCCATCTTACTTACATTAGCAATTAATGTAGTAGATATATTACTATTCTGAAATACTACACCATCCGTAGATTTAATGTTCATAACGAATGGCACTTCTGTAAAGTCAAATAATCGTTCTTTAACCAATGTACTCAAGCGCTGAACTCTCTCAGAGATTGTGTCTGGATTTTCAACTATATTAGTAATAGTTATTTTCCCATTGTTCCTATTGGATAATTGAGTTCTTATCTTAGACACTCTAGCCTCTAAGTGTAATGCTGGTTGATATTCGTTATCAACGATAGTAATACTATCTCCAACATGTAACTCTTCTTGTAAGTAGTTAATATCAACTTCATAAGTAACCTCTGGATAAGCACGTTTTTTTAACTGTTTTAACGTTTCGTCAAATAATGCTTGTTGAGTTTTAGCTTTACTTTCATAAGTAGCAGTAATGTAGCCAGCGTCTCTTGCTGCACTAGGATGTCTTGTCCATCGTTCTCCTTCTTGAAGATCGTGCAATGTGTCTTCACTAATCCAGTAGCGACCATCATTGTATTTAAAACCTACTAGAGATACTCCATCACCATAACCACGTAAGGCAGTAGCAAGATTCTCAATACTTTCTTTCTTGGTAATCTTACTGATGTTAGTTCCATACTCCAATCTAACTTTATTATCCTTACCGATTCTCTTATAGAAATTCACTAATTTACGATGGATTTTGCCGTGTACGAACTCATAGCTATAATCCATTTCTGCATCAAATGCTTTAGCAAGTCTTCTTAATCGTTTTGTTGCAGTTTCAAAGCCTTCAGTCTTTATTGTACGTTTGTTAGTATCTGGAATTTCATTTGTTCCAATTTCCCAACCAGAGTCATAAGTTGAAGCTTCAAAATATTCTGCGAGTGTTTTAGGCTTATCTTCAATTAACGGCCATACTGTTTCTCCAAGTAAATCCATTCCAGCATCTTCACAGAAAAATGTTTTACTGTCGCTGTCTTGTTCGATTGATACAATCTCAAATCCTCGCATTTTATTACCGTCTGAGACAAACAGATAGCAGCCAACAATAATTTTTTCTAATTCTGGATTCCCGTCTTTATCTATAGTGAACTCATACGTTCCAATACCAGTATCGATATCTTTTTCAAACCAATCGTCATAAGCTAATAATCCGCCAGATAAGTCAAAACTTACCTGGCATAAAGTAGCGTATTTTCTTGTTGTAATTGTGATCATATCCATCGCTCCTTAAACGTAGCTTCTACGACTGGAATCTTATTGTCATCTCCAAGGATTGCAACTTCTGTAATTCCAGGCTGGATAGAGAACACTTGGCTTGCTGCATTGATGTACTTACGCTCGCCATTAATAGTGAGCTTGTTCTCAGCACTATCAAACACCACTAAGTCATTAGTATTAATCACTGCTGGGCCATTCTCATAGCCGTACTGCACTACCTTTCCATTAGGATGGGTGAAAGATATCATCTTGTATTCTTTCCCTGCAGTAAATTTGTAAACAGGATAAACAGGGGCCGTGCCTTCATTGTTGAAGATGAGCTTGTTCGATTCCCTTCTTGCAGCCTTCTCTATTTTAGAGATTGCAAAAGGGTTAAAACAGTGAATTTCAAAGGAACCTTCTGAGTATCTGAATGTAATCAGATTGTAGTCAGTAGTTCCAGCCACTATGCCCTCATAATACACTTCTGGTTGATATCCGAATTCAAATCGACTCAATCCAGACACTAGCAGCGCACGTTGAAGAGCAATCTTGCTCTTCTCAATGCGATCACCTAAAATAGTGAACTTAACTTTAATCACGCGTTTTCCGAATCGTCTACGAATGAATCGCTCACCATCCGCAAGAGCATACTTCTTAGAAGTGGTGCTAATGCTTGGACTGAACCCAAAATCAATATTATTAATAATTAATAAATCGCCAAGCTCTTGGCCATTAACCTTAAAGCTAAACATTAGCGCTCACCTCTCTTCCGTTGTTCTCGTCTATTGTGTTTTGTTTGCTCGTCTGTTACATAAGGTGTAATTTGCTTTCCAACTACTTTGCCGTCTAATTCAACTGTAGTGTGGAGTTCCACAATTTGTTTATCCGTTTCTGTGTCATATTCGATTTTTTCTGGTCTCCATGCGCTCATTTGAGCAGCTTGCTGCTTAGATAGCTGAATTCCTCCAGCCACAGCTACATTGCTGCCGATTTCAACATCATTGAACACTTGATTATCCAGATATTTATCAACTACCTCGTTAATATCTTCTGCGATAGCTTGAACAGTAGTCTTAACACCTCTAAATCCGAGCTGTAATCCTTCCTGCAAGCTGTCCATGATTGCATTTCCGTGTGGGATTAATAATCGTCTATCATAGCTAATTGGGCCTTTGTGTTCAGAAATCCAGTTAGCAATGCTGCCAACGAAGTTTTTAACACCTTCGAATGCTGATTTAATACCGCCTAGAAAGCCATCGATAATGGCTTTCCCTGCTGCCCACAAATCGATTTTGCCCAAACTTGAAACAATGTTGCCGGCCATTTCTCCTATCTTGCCAAGTACTTTCGGAATCATTTGTACTAACCCTTTAATCAAGCTGGATATAATTTGAACACCAGCATTCAAAATCTGAGGTAAGTTGTTCCAGA